CGTTTAACAACCATTTTTTGCAATTTTTGGTTGTTATTCATAATAAAAGAGAGCTATTCGCTCTCTTCATTCTTATTAAAATGTAACTGATCTATTTCTTCTTTCATGTGAGTTACCATTCCATTACCACCTAAATCGTGATAAGCGCCATACATTTCATTGAAATTTTCATATGCATAGCTTGGAATACTTCCCCTTTTGGTGTATTTTGAATGATATTCAATTAATTGCACTCTTAAAAGAAGCATAGTACCACGTGAATTTGCATCACGTGATTTCTTTTGGTTTTGTAACAACCATACGATATAGCCTAATACAATAGGTAAGGCAATAGTATATGTTTGCATCAAAATTTCTTGCATATACATACCTCTAATTTTCTTTATTTTCAATCAAGCGTGTAAAAGCTTGATGAAGTCCAGTTGATGCCAAACCACAAATAGTGCCACCTACAATGCTTTCTACAGTAACATCTTTCATAACGATACAATTTAAAACTGCACCTAAAACAAATACGATTGTTGGAATGTATTTGTTGTCTACATCCTTAATCCATTTTTTTACAACATACCCTGTTGCTAAACAACCTGCCATTACAACAGGTACAAAATAACTTGTGATAAAACTTAGATCCATATTTATTTTCCTCACTTTCTAATCTTCCAACATATATTCAATAGATATAAGCTCTCTTGGAGATAAATCAGCTTTTTCAACATCATCAAGAGATAATTTTTTAATATCTACTTTAACTTCTTCATTTTGAAGTTTTTTAATCTCTTTTTCCAAAGCTTCTAATTTATCAGCTGGAACATCGTATTGGTTAGTGTCTTTATCAATGATTGGGTTACCGTTTTCATCTTTATTAGCGAATTCTTCTAATAATTTTGTACGAACATCATCAAATACTTTGACTTCGCTTTCAATAGCTTTGATGTTTTTACCAATACGAAAAGCCACAACACTAGACATCCCATGAGCATTATTTAATTTATTAAGAGCTTCCATGCTGCCTAAAATATCTTTAATTATCATTTGAGACACCTTCTAACATTTTTTCTTGTTGCTCAAATGCACTATCTTCAAACTCAGCTTCAATTCTTCGAATCTCAACTTTATTTGCTTTGTAAAGTTCCATATTTTGAACATAATCCGTACTGAATGAAAGATCATTCGTATTAGAATCGATAGTAGCTGATAATGTTTTAATTAAGTTATCATCTGCATAAATTTCTTTTCTCATTGTTATATTTTTACTTTCTTTAACTATTAAAGCCATTCTAATTTCCTCCTATAATCTTTTCTAGTTTTTCTATTTTGATTTGTTGTTCTTGAACCAAAGCTACTAATGGAGCAAGTAATTCTTCATACTTCATACCCCATCTTAAATATTTGTCATCCATTTTTTCGCCATAATAAGGTTCCTCAATATCAGAATCTTCTCGAATCTTCCATGCTTCTACTAATGACAAATCTCCAAGTTCAAGATTGTTAATTAATTTATAAACAGGTTGAGCCCCAAATCCCATATGAATTCTTTTACCGCTCGCACCTTTAGCATTTAATCGATAAGCAATCGGTTTAAGCCCCATAATGAAGTCTCTTGCTTTGAAATCATAATCATCAATAACATCTTTTTGTTTTAAATCTGAAGTACTTACGGAACCGCTTGTTGAATATACTGTCGCCCATCTACAATTTGATGTTCCTAGATTAGCAGACCCATCGGAACCGGGTCTAAACGAGTTCATCCCATTTGAATGCAGTATGAAATGATATTCACTACCCCATCCGCCTCTGTACTTACTGTACACATTCAACCTTAATCGTGCATTACCGTTATCATAGCTATCCCAAAATTGACCTAAACTATTATCAGTATAGTTTGTCTGAAGAAGTTTCGGTATAACATAGTCACTGATACGAACATGCCCGCCATTCAGTCTGATTTCTCCTCCAGCTTCGTTATTTATATAAAAATGCGTTTGCCTATCATGACCAATCCATCCTTTACGAGTTCCTCCCGCTTTATTATACCAGCCAATATATTCACCACCTGAAAAATATTGTTTACCAAGCCATCCGCTATCTGATACGAACAACGTATCGGAGCTAATTGATCCACCAGAAATAGTAGTGACTCCATAATTATTGCTAGATGCTATAATTTCATGGCCTTTTATACTTGTATATCCGCCTCTATTAATATCATGTTTAATCGTTAAGAATCCACCTCTAATAATACTCGTACCAATACATCCAGATAAGTCATTACCGTCCTCAGCGCTTTGTGAGTGTATAGTATAATCAGATTTGACTTTCAAATATCCTGTATCATATATTTCTGTTGTATTCAATACATAACACTGGTTCGGATCGGTGCTAGATACAGGGTCTCCTGTTTGATGATGTACGATAGATTCTTTACTTGTGTAAAGACGACCAGATTCAATATTAATACCAGCAATTGTTCCGCTAGTAGCTGTAATTTTACCAGTTAATTCAGCTGAAGTCGCTTTTAGATTACCAGCCGAGTCTACAATGAACTTGTTATTAATATTGATAGATCCAGCTGTAATTGAACCAAGATTGGCAGATAACGAGCTTAAAGTATTTACGCTTATTTTTTCAGCAGCAATTGAGCCAGTATAAATTTTAGCACCGTTAATAAGAGTTTTGTCATTTGCTGAACACCATGAAGAAAGTAAGGTGTTCGCTGAATCTGCCTTAGATATTGCATTTGAGGCATTAGTTGAAGCATTAGTGATTTTCGATTGTATATCACTATTCAATCCGTTAAATTCGACCAACCCATTTAAATTAATATATTCAGATACTAAACTTGCTGTTCTGTCAGTTAATAGAAAATCACTTTCACTAGTTCCAGACTTAACTAACCAACTAAACTTATCCGCAGTTTGAGTTGCTTTGGTAATAGCCTCGTTAGATACAGAGTCAATTGTATCAACTCTAGATACAATGCTGTCGATTTTATCGGATTCGATTTTGATTGCAGCATCGGTTTCAGTCTTAGAATAATAATTATTTTTTAACTGATCACCAACTTCATCAACTTTTTGAGCAGTCAACGAAATACTTTTCGCATTTTGATTAATGTTTGTTTCAGCAGTTTCAATTCGTTTTGTCAAGGCCGCAACCGTTTCCTGAGCCTTTTGTGCGGTTGACTTTGCAATCTCAGCTGCGGTAGATGCACCTTCAGCTTTTGTCTTTGCATCATCAGCAACCTGTTGAGCATCGTCCGCGGCGCTTTGAGCATTATCGGCAGCTGTTTGGGCATTCTTAGCTGTAGTTTGTGCATCATTAGCATCTTGAAGAGCTTTTGATACATTCTTTTCAGCTTCAGTTACTGCATTTTGGGCAGCTTGAACTTGTTCTTTTGTCGCGTTGACATCAGCAGTAACATTTTTTAAATTTTCTTTAGCAGCAGACAAATCTGACTCTGCAGACTGTAATCTGTTGTTCGCACTTTCAGCTGTAGCTTTTGCTTCGTTTGCTTTTTGTTGGGCATCAGTAGCATTAGCGCTTGCTGAATCAGCTGAAGTTTGAGCATTCTTAGCTGCAGTTTTAGCATCATTTGCTTTTTGTTGAGCTTCATTGGCTGCCGTTTGAGCGTCTTCAGCAGCTTTACGAGCAGCAGTAATCTTTTCTTGAGCATCGGTCGTATCATTTTCAAGTTTAGCTATTTTATTAACTTGACTTGTTAAACCTTCAGCATTTTGAGTAATTTGACTTTGAAGTCTTCCTTCAATCTCAGTCACATCACTTTTACCGGCATATGTCTTTTCAATGTTTGTAGACAACTCGGTTGCACTTTTAGTAATTTCAGCTTTAAGACTTGCTTCAGTTTCACTTAGATCAGTCTTTTTAGCATAGCTCATTTCAAGAGTTTCTTTCGTCTCTTGTAAGTCACCACTAAGACCATCCAAAGTTTCTTTTGTCTTTTCAGCTTGAGACGCCATTTCATCAAGTGTTTTAGTTGTCGATGTAATGTCTTTTTGTAAATTATTGATATTTTCTTTAGCTTTTTTAATATCTTCCTGTGCCGAGTCAACTCTATTTAACGCATCAGAAGCACTGGCTTTAGCTTCGTTAGCGGCAGTCTTTGCTTCATTAGCGGCAGTCTTTGCTTCATTTGATTGATTAATAGCTGTATTCGAATTAGTTATAGCTTCAGCAGCACTTGTCTTCGCATCATCCGCTTTCTTACTTGCATTGGTTGCGGCACCGCTTGCTTCATTAGCCTTTGTCAAAGCCGATTTAGCTAACTGTTGAGTCTTGTAAGTTTGTTCTCTTTGCTTAACTACATAATCTTTAAATTGTTCAGCCATCATTTTGACTTTTTCATTGATTCCACCTGATTTGATCAAGAAATCTCCTAATGTTGCTGTTGCAGTTTTATCACAAGATGAGGTTTCTAATTTCAAGACCCTTGCGTTTAGATAAAGTTCACCATTTTCATCAATAATGTTGATGGTATCTCCAATTTGAACATTATCAGGAAGTATAGCAATATCTACTTCATAGTTGTAAATGACATCGTAGTATTTCTTTAAATAAGAAATCGATCTGTTGCATAATTCTGATTGGCTTGTTGTATCGTAAGTATAATATTTAACGATATGACCGCCATAACTTCCATATGTTTCCCATTGATAACGGCTCCATTTAGCTAATGCCGACCTTGAAGCAAGCCATCCAATTTCATTAATATAGATATCTCCATCGTCATATTTATATCCAGCTAATGTTATCGGATATTCAGAACCTTCAGGAGTTCCACCGCTTGGAATCAAGCAAGTAGTTAAATCTGAAATGGAACTTTTGACGATGATATTATCAATGTCCGTATTCAAACGTAATTGAGCAACATTCTCGTTACCACGTTTCTTATAGATGTTGATATACTTATGAGTAATAGTCATATTCTTGACAGTAAAACTGAATCCAATTTCAGCATCGAATGAATTTGCAACACTTAAGATTCTTGCTGTACAAGTATCTTGTCCGTTCCATGAAAGCGTACGATTCAAGTCACTTACTTCATTTAATCCAATTTCAAATCCACTGTCGTATGAGAATTTTTCAACATAAAAGGCGATTGGATGAGGTCCATCTGCTGTATAAGCATCAACTACCTCATTTAATAAATCCAAACCGCCATCTTCTGCATAAATATTAATACTGTGCTCTTTTCTATCGTTTTCAGCTTCGATGATTGTATAGAATCCATTTTCTCCATTATCATCGTAGACAAGCACATAGTTTCCTGATTCACAATATTGAGCTGTTTTAACTGCATCTTCTTCAGCATATAAAATATCGACTGAAAAAGTAGCAACACCAGACTCAACATCTTCTGATTTTAAATCATTTTGAAATTTTAAGCCCTTTGGTAGATTATTTGAACATGTAGCAACGATGTTCATATGTCTATCAGCCAAATAAATAATCATAAGAACACCTCTCTATATTTTAATTTCACTGTAGGTTTAGTAGCCCATGTTGAATGTATAAATTTGATTTGGTTATATCCAGGTTTCAAGTAGAAATTATCCCAGTTGTTTGCTAAAGCACCTAATGATGGATCTCTAACACCATTCAAATAAACATTTGCAGTCTCGCATTCAATGGTTAATTTGTTTCCATTTCTAAATTTATTTGGGACATCGCGCCATTTAGTTACATACATCTTTTGAAAATCGATAGCACGAATACAATTATGTGATATCCATTGTTCACTCATGTTTCTTTCGCCCCATTGAGCCATACCAACTTGTATCTTTGTACAAACCATATTTTCTACTTCTGGTACTGTATATTGATAATATGTTCCTTGATAATAGAACTTAATAGTTCCGCCTTCTTTTACAACACAATTATGACCTCTTACATTATCAAACATATTTAACTGTTGATCTTCGTATGGATAAAATAACATATTTTTAACAACATTATCACCATTGATAAAGAATGATACGTAGGCACCTTCCCCTGCAGCGTCTGTTTTATTGATAGATACTCCGCAAATTACTTTGTTATCATCCGTTAAAAATGATATTTCTTGAATGCCTGTTTGACCTGATATACCGATAGAGAACCATTGATTCATATAGCAGTAGAAATTCTTTGCTCCTCTTTCGCCATTTGAATCTGCTGGAATTGTTAATAATCTGCAAGCTCCTGTCCAAAAATGTCCTGATTGTGCTACCGATGTCATGTACAAACAAGGGTTATAATTACTTCCATTGTAAGTTTGATATACCATTCCGCCACCGGTTCTAATATAAGGTCTATAATAATCGGGAGAGTCGTTTGGTAAATTAGCAAAATCTGACAAATGACATAAGTATTCATTTTGTGTGTAATTTTCTCCATCGACTTCATCAGGATTTCCAAACTGTAGAATTTTCTTTTGATCGTTTACTAAAGCAAGAAAACCATTGTCACCATGCATTACAGCTTCGATTTTTGGATAAGCTTTTCTAGTTCCTTTGTAATCTATCTCAAAAGTATAACCGTTATCTAATGTAGCTGTTACTGTTTTTTCTTTAACGCTATATTTAAATGGATCCGCACAATATATTTCAATCTCACCTATTACGGAGTTTGAACCACCTTCAATTTCATGATTTCCTTGTGTGGTCCCAATAAAAAATTTATCTGGCTCATCATTAAAAATAATTTGTGCTTGCTCAACGGCAAAAATGCTGTTCATTTTATTAAACGCTTTTCTAAACTCACTATTACTTTTAGTAATCAATTGATATTTAACAGTAATAATTCTCGAATCATACCTTCTTGATTTATAATGTGTACCATCTTTACTATTAATTTCAATGTCATTAATTGAAGAAGATGCAAGTTCTCTGCCTTGAACTGAGAGAGTTCGATAACCATCAATCTCATTTTCTAAATAAACGCCATTAAAAGACATTGCTTCAGCAGGCAAATAATTACCTGCTGATATGTTCGAAGTTGTGTCTATAAAATCATATAACATTTAGATATCACCTCTCAATCTTCTTGAATGTTTGTCCATCCTATCAAGTTCTTCTTTAGTGTATTTTGCCATTGCTTTACCAGCTGTTTTGCCATCGATTTCAGTTGTAATATTGAAGTTATATTCTGTGTTATCATCGTTACCACCTTCATCATCAATATAGCGATCATTGTATTCTATATAACGATTCAAAGTACCACTAAGTCCATCAGCGAGCGAAAGGTTCATACCTAATGTATTGACATCAAAAACGTAAGATTGTACAGTATCAAACATTTTTTGAGCTTGATTTGCAATCAAACGAATATTATTACCAACACCTTTAGCAACACCCGTATCAAGCATTCTACCTACCCATTTCCCCCATCTTGAAGGCGAATGAATACCAAAGAATCCTAATACTTTATCTTTGAACGAACCTAGTACTTTTGCTGCCGCATTCCATAACTGACCAGCAGCACTTGAAATACCTTTAGCTATTCCTTTGATAATATTGATACCGACTTCTAACCAGTTTGTATCCTTGAAAGTTGAAATAATTTTCTTAGCAACCTTAGCCACACCCGAAATAACATGAGGTATTGCTGAAATCAATCCTGAAACCAACTTCAAGATAATTTGAACACCTGCAGTCATGATTTGAGGGAGATTTGTAATAATTGCGTTTAAAATTGCTCCTATCAATTCAACTGTAGCATTGATTATTTGTGGTAAATTATTGATTAAGCCATCAACTAATGTATTGATGATTTCTACTGCACCATTAAGGATTGTAGGAAGATTTTCACTGATTGTATTAATCAGTGTAGTTATAATTTGAATAGCTCCTACAACTAATTGAGGTAGCATTTGAACAATACCGGTAGCAATATTTTGTAGAATTTGAACGCCCATTTGTATCATTGTAGGTAGTTGTGTTTGAATCGCTGTTGTAATATTGGTAATCATAGTTTGAATTCCTACCAATATTAAAGGCATGTTATCTAAAATACCTTGTGTAATTGAAACAATGAATTGTAATCCAATTCCAAGCAATTGAGGTATAGCATTTAATATTGCGCCACCTAAAGTACCAACAATTAGCAACGCGCTTTTAACAATTGATTGAGCGTTAGCTGATATTCCCTGAATAATTGAATTCAATATTTGCATACCTGCATTTACAACAAGTGGTAATGTTTTGGCTATTCCGACTGATAAGTGAACAAGTAACTGTGCTCCTGAACTTGCTAACATAGGCATTTGACTGGTAATTCCTTTTACAAAATTACTAATCACTTTAGGCGCCTGTGTAACAACCGTGGCAATCATCTGATCAATTTGACTTCCAAACTGATTATTTACAATTCCTAAACCAGCAACAACCAATCCTAAAATAGCTGCAGGTCCTACTGATTTCATGGCTATTGAAAACACCTTACTTAACCCACTTGACATCAATGACAAGGATTTTAACCCAACATCGGTGGATTTTTTCATTCCTTTGCCAATTCCAGAACCCATCTTCATAAATTTATCAGGAATTTTTTTAGATACTTTTGAAAATGAATTTCCAATAAACTGACTTGTTGAAGAACTGATGCTTCTAATTGAGTCTAGAGTACTAGAAACTTTGTTTTTCACTGATGAAGGAACTAAATTGGCAAACTTATTAGATAACCATTTTAATTGAATTCCGACTTCATTCGATTTTGAAGTTGTTACATATCCAATGTCCTGATATGCTTTTTTCATAGCTACTGACATGTCCATTCCTTGCTTTTTATAAGTTTGGGCAATTTTTGCAGCTTTCGACCTCAATTCATTAACAGTAGTGTTATTTTCTTCTGCTATTTGTTTGAGAGATTTTCCTATCGAACTACCTGCGTTATTAAAACCTTTGACAATTCCATCAATACCTGACTTTGCTTTATTTGGTAGAGAACTCATGACACTGCCTAAAACTTTAGTTTTTCCTGTTAATCCATTAAACCCTGTTCCTAAAGCTTTTATATAATCAACACTTCCACCAACGACAAAAAGAGCACTTCCCAGTGCTCCAATTTGTGGAATTAGTGCCCCAACGTCTTTTAAATTTTTAATGCCATTGGCAACAGTATTCATTGTGGTTTCAGCACCTTTACCAAATTGAGAAATCATTTTTCTCATTTGAGGTAGCTTGTTTTTTGATAGCATGTCATCAATTGCTTGCATGATGCTTAGAACACCACGTGTTGTTGCAGCTTTCATGTTATCAATCGTTCCTGTCCAAGATGCACCAGCTTCTTTAGCAGCACCTGCAATCTTCTGAACACCATTAGTGCCTTCTTCCATAGCTTTCTCTACTACATTCAAAAATTCATCAGTTCTTATTGTTTTATCCGATAAACTATCTGAAACCTCTTGAGAACTCTTTCCTACTGCTTTTGCATAAATACCCACGGCATCAATTCCAATATCAAACATACGATCTAATTGGTCCATTTCAACCGTTCCTTTAGTTCTCATTTTCGCTAGAGCATCCGTAACTGTTTCTAACTGTTCATTGGTTCCTTTTCCATAGAAGCTGACTGCATCTGCCCAAATACCAACAGACTTAGCAGCTTTTGAAAGATCCATACCACGAGTAACAAAGTTTTGTGTTGCTTTTGCCGCAACATCCAAACCATAAGCAGTACCTTTAGTGATTTTCTTTAAATCTTCTAATGCCTTAGTGGCATTTTCAGCACTGCCAGTAATCTGTGTGATAGTACGGTTGAACGCTTCCATAGTATCTTGTCTACCCATGGCACTTGAAATAGAACTTTTAACTAAGTTAGCACTTGCACTTAAAGCTTTAAAAACCCCTATGCCACTAGCAATTTTCATTATTGAACTAGTAGCTCCTTCACTTGCACTCTTAATGCCTGAAAGACTACTGTTAGCCATTTTCATAGTGCTTGTAAAGTTTTGATCAACAGCACTCAGTATTGCTTTTACACTATATGTTTCCAATAATTATCACTTCCTTCCTTGAATTTCTACAGCTTGTCTAAGTCGTTCAATGAGAGAAGTTTCATTATTTTGATTTTCTATACTGCTTTCGATTTTCTTTCGATTAAAGAACTGTTTGAAAGTTCTATATACATATCTACCACTTTTCTTTTGTGCTTTTGCTTGTCTGATAACCCATGCTAAGAGAAATAACTGTTCTGATTCATCAATCTTTTTCTTTTGAGCGCCTTTCATCAAACATCTATAATCTTTGATTGTTAATCTATTGATTTTATCAATATCATTGATGTTTAAATAGCGAAAACAATTTTCGATTATTTCTTCATATGTTACTACATTGCTTGATCCTGTGTTTCTTGCATTTTTTCTTCGTACTCTTTCATCAGCATCTTTGCTTTCTTCTTTGTAGCATTCGACTTTTTTAACTCTTTTAACACATCGTCAAAAAGACCATCAATATCTGTATTTTCATTATCGATATAATTATCAAGCTGTTCTTGAGTGACTCTTGGGTTTTCAGTTCTATTTGCTACAAATAAACAATCAGATAAAGTAACAGTATTTCCTGTTAATAAGTTTGGAATCAATGTTTCCAATCCAATTCCAAATTGAACACCATTTTGTTCAATTGAAGATTTTCCATCTAAATATCTTACAAATCCAATTCCAAATCTAAAATTATATGTTTTGTTTTCAATAGTTAATTCCATAATTTTCTCCTCTCAACCAAATAAAAAGAACGGATATAAATACCCGTCCTATTCTCCGCTTTCTTTTATTACATCTTTATAGACGTAAGATGCAATTTCTTTTTGCTCATCAGTCAACGTTGCGTATCCATCTGCACCTTGACCGTTAGCTCCATAAGTGATACTTACTTCAACATTATCTTCAGCATTAGAAGAAATTCCTAATTCAGTAATATATCCTCGATAGTATTTTGATTTATATTTACCACTATTTGTGCTAGAACCAGGTTCAGCTAAATTTACTTCCCAGCATTCTACAAGTTTGTCATTTAGCATTGCTGATTCTAATTTATCAATCATCTTATCCCCTTTAGGCAATAATGATGTACTTGTGATTTCAATTTCAGCAGCACCAGGTGTACGAACATTTCCATCTTTCGTTTGTGTAGAATCAGCATCTTTAGATGTAGTTCTTTCGTTTTCAGTTACAAAAGCTAAAGCACCTGCATTTTCTGTTTTTGAATCTTCTGCCACTCTAAATAAGTAGACAAGTTTTTTACCTGAAATTGTTTCAGGACTTTCATCAGCAAATAATTGCAAATCAAATTTATTGATCACTTCTTTTTCCTCCTTTACTAGAAGATTTGAATTCTAACTCTAACACAACATGCATAAGTGGTGTCTTAGTTGTCGTATCTTCCAAAATTCTTTGTTCAATATTTCTAATTTCCCACTTGTAATTGCTCGTGTATTCCAATCTTCTTACAATGTTTTTTATTTTTAATGCCATATTAGAAACAGTGCCTCTTTTTTTAGGTGAGTCATTCCATATGTGAATGGTTTGATACACGTTATTGAAGATGGCTGTTTTATTGCTATAGTCATCAGTTTGTTGACTGTCAGCAAGATAAATAAAAGGATATGGTGTTTCTTCAGGTGGCATAAAGCCATCAAAAACCATATCTGGATATTCTTTTTTTAGCGTTACTAACAAGTAACTGAATAATTCTTGTTGAGGATCCATATCGCACCTCATTTCATTAATTTCTTTAAGTCTCTTTTGAAGATTTCTTTTTGAATGTTGAAAGATGGCCGTACAAAAGGTTGGGCCGCCATATATCGTGTTCCATATTCCGGGTAAGATGCATAGCTGGTTGTTGGTTCAACCGTTGCTGTTAAATTCAAATCAGTAAATGTACATCGAATACTTCTCTTTGTTGTGCCTGTCGAGTATCCTTTAACAAAAACTGCATTTCTTGTCATTCGCGATTGCAAATCCGCACCATTTTTCTTAACAACAGTTCTAGCATCATCAAGAGTTGCATTTTTCTTTAGTTTGGCTTCTAATTCTTTAATGCCTGTAATATTTATACCTCTACCCATTTTGCACCTCATGAACGATAAACGACTGTTTATTTCTAAGCTTTCTAGAATAATCCGTTTGATAAATTTTATCATTGATTCTAATTAAATCATATGATTCATCGTAATGATTTTGTATATGGATGGTCTTACTTCCTTGCTTGATAGAGCCATAAACAACTCGCATTGTTTCAGTTCTTGTATCTATGACAGAAGCCATTGCATGAGTTTCTTTTGTTGTATCCTCTCCATAATCTCCGGTAGTAGGATCATACTCACCTTGTGTAACTTTTTGAAAATAAATAGGAGTGTCATATCTCATAAGAATTTGACAACTCCTTTTACTTCGTTCTTTTTATTTTTCCAAACTTCTATATCATTTAGATACCCCTTGAAATCATTGTCACTGAATGACATGGTTTCTCCTTCAACGGAATGACTTGTGACTCCTTCAGAACCAATCTTGTTATATCTAACAATTGAAACTTCAGTAACAATATATTCTAATTCAGTTGGTACTTCTTCAACATCCAATAGTGTTTTTAAACGATTAGTAGTAAGACGAATAATCACATCTAATGTCCTGTTAGGTTTTTCTTCAGGAAATCCTAATAACGCAGTTACATCATCAATGATTGCCATAACTATTCACTTTTAGTTTTTTTAGTTGTTTTCTTAGGCGTTTGCTTTTCATCTTCTACTTTATCATTTTCTTCAATGTTTTTTTCTTCATCCTCAATATAAGTGATGAGTGGTGTTTCTAGTTTATTTTTTGAAGTTGCCAATTCAATGATACGTTCCCTAGATGGTTCAAAGCCATCTCTAGGGTACACATCACCAGTATCATAAATATGATCATCATCTGTTAAATCAGAAAATCTTTTAATTGCAACATACATTAAGCAGCATCTCCCGGAGTGATTGTTCCTTTGAATACGCCATCAACATATTCAACGAAGAATTTAACACCACACATTAATAATGTTTCAATTGTTGCATTGTCTGTTTTAGAAGTATGAACCATACCAACTAATCCAGTTTCATCACTTGTTAACCCGAAAGTATCAGCGACATCGCCATTGTTTGTTGGAATATAAGCACCCGCAATATTTTCTTTAGCAGTGCCATATACAGTTCCTTTTTCTAATTCAGGCGAAACAATGACATCACCTAAACCTAAGAAATTCTTTAAGTATGTGAATCCATATGCAGTTTGTAAAGTAATTTCTTTTGAACCTAAATATTCAGCAATATCATCTGTAGATACAAAATAAATAGGAGTAACTGTTTCATCTTTATAATGTTTAACTAATTCTCCCCACACTGCAGATAAGGCAGATTGTAAAGTTTTGCCTGTTGCAGTACCAGTACCTTCTTTTAATGTAGAATAGAAAGTCTTTTTGATTTGACCTTGAATGACACCGACCATTTTTTCATCAGTTTGATTGATAGCAATATTACGCCCCGAACGTTGAATTGCTTCTGCAGTAGTTGATTTACGATATTTTTCTAATACTAGGTCAATATCTTTGACTTTCTTTCTAGTTACTTTAGTTAAACCGATTGTTTCACCTTCTCCAACTTGAGGAGCAACTGTGCCAACCTCCATTTTATAGATTTTGATTGTTGTTCCTGAAGACATTGGTGTTAATTCAGTAACCCCTAATAAATCTTGTAATTCATTGATATTTGAACTGATTCTAGAAGTATAATCAATAGAAATACCTGGTTCTAAATCAGTTGTAACTGTTGTATTTGTTGGTGCAGCAAATAATTGTAAATTGAATTGTTTTCTCATATAGTTTTCTCCTTTTTTTATCTAAATAATTCAGGATGTTCAGCCATTGCTTTTTGACGTTCAGTTCTATTTTTAATTTTTAGAATATCTTCTTTTGTCAACTCTTTTGAACCATCCTTTAATCGAGGTGTTTTTCCTCTTAATGCTTCAGCTACTGCTTTTTGAACAGCATCATTGAAGTTTTTTACAAAGCTTTCTACATTTGTTTTTGTTGTTTCAGCATCTTCTGCTACTAGATTTACTAATAATTCATCATTAACAACGATTTTGGAATCGTTTAAGATTCCTCTGGCAACCTTTGTCATTGCTCCAATAGCTTTTTCTTTCTCATAACCGGCGATTTTCTTTTGGAGTTCTTCCATTTCATGTTTTCTTTTTTCTTCTTCGGTCATGTTTTTTAATCGTTCAGCTTCTGCAGCTTTTGCGCTTTTTTCTTTTTGTCTTTTTTCCCATTCAGCAAATTTTCGATTGATGATGTTGTTTACATCTTCGTCAGTGTATTTTTTGTCATCATTTCCACCATCTCCTGATTTGTCTTCAGGATCATCGTTGCCTGGTTCACCATCTCCGCCTTCTTCAGCGAATAACTGCAAATTTAAGTTTCTTTTATGAGATAATAATTTTTCTAATTCTTTTTTCATTTTTATTTCTCCTATCCGTATCTTTTAGAGAGTTACACGCCTGCTCTTTTCCGTAGCTTAAAGTTTCCACGCCTGACTCATCCATATCTTTTAATGTCGTAAATGCTTGGACAAAATAAAAAGCACTCATTGTAGTGCTATTCTTTGATTTCTAATTGTACATAATCAGGGTAAGTATGACTTACCTCTCTACATCCAATTACAAAGCCATTAACTAATGTAATTGCTTTACATGTTGGATGATATATACCTATATATCCTTCTCCTTTTTCTAGAGAAACGTTTATTTTGTTTGATGTCAATTCTTCCAAACTATAGCAAAGCGTTTGTAAGAGTGTGGAAATTGCAGAACATACAATATCTTCACCACATATGTTGTAATTTGCATGACCAACACATTTAACTGCTATATGTTCTTTAGAGATTCCAACTGTAATTTTAATCATATAAATTCCTCTTTTAGAAAATAAAAAACAATCACTCACGATTGCCATATTTCTTCTTATTTCGTTCTAATGATTTTGTTTTTGATTTAGGTGGTGGTACGTAACAGTCATATTTCTCATGACGGATACGCCCACAAATCATACACATGTATTGAATTTTCTTAACAATAACATGTCTTTTCTTATCAAAATATTGAATAGTATAATATTCAAATTCTTGATGATAATGTGGTCTTAATCCTTCAGCCATAGACTCCCTCCTTTCTATTTTTTTGCAAAAAGAAGAGCAAGTCATTTAAACTTGCTCATTAAATACATTTTGTTGTTTTAAATGCTTCTTCCAATTTTGGAAAAATAGTTGCTATATAATTCACAACATCTTCATTATGAAATTGATACCCAAATTCAATTCCTGCTTCATACATAAAAGCATGAACTAATTCATGTCTTAATGATACATTGATCATAACATCGCCCTTATGCAAAAATATCTTTTTTTCTGTGTAATCAACATATGCATCAGCATTATTTTTAAGCATGCATGAATCTTTTTCATCCAGCTTTTCAATTTCATAAGTTGTTCCTAAAATATTAACTTCCATATCTACTCCTTAATTTTGAAAAAATAAAAACCGACTATTTGTCGGCTTACATCCAAGGTCTATTCCAAAAAGAAGGCCTTATTTTTTTGTCTTGTTCTTCATCAAGAATTGCTACTATGTCTTCCTCTGTATAATAAGGAGCAGCTTTTTTAAAATCTTCAATATGCTTTATAAATTCTTCTTTGCTTCCTATAACTTTAATATGAAATTGGTATTTATCGTAATCAATCATTTATCTTTACCTCCACTATTAAAGTGTATTTATCTTTTTCTTTTTTTACTTCACATATATTGTAGCACACACCTCTTTTAAACAAAACCTCATCTTGATTTTTATAACTTTCTTTTGCTAATGGTTCAATATACAATGCTCCTTTATAACCTTTTGGAATTTTCATAACAAGATTTACATCTCTTAATTTATAATCAAAGTTTTTAAATGATGTAGACAAATATCCTTTCTCTGTTTTCGTAGTACCTTTTAAACTAAACATGTCATTATCAGAAACATTTCTTTTATTTAGTAGAACTTTACTATCTATTTTTCGATATAAAATTAAATCATCTGGAATCTTTCCTTTACTTAGTGCATGATCTAACATTGCTATTTCCTTTTTGAATTTTCTTTCACGTCCAGTATTTAAAGCAAAATTAATTTGCATAGCAAGATTGCCAGTATATCTTGTAAGAATTTCTTTTTCACTTTTAGATAAAGATGCAATTTGTTTTTTTAAATCATTTTTTACATCTGAAATCTTTTTATATTCATCAAATCTTAAACTGTGTTCTCCATTTGCTAATCCATCTAACCATTTCTCATATACTTTTCTATCTGAATAAGGTGCTGTTGCACAATGGCAATTCGGATGTAAAGGTGGAGCATTGTCTCCAACGTTCATTCGATTCAAAAGAAAAACCTTGCCATCCAATGATCTGCACGTATCACACGCATCACCAATCCCACATGTTATATATTCATATTCATCAAATCCATTTGCTTCGTATGATTTTTGTTGTGCGGCAATTTGAACTCTAGCAAGTTCAGTCCTCATTAATCGTTGCGCATCACTAATTTTAACATTGAAACGTTTTCGTAATAGTCTGGCTAACTCATTAGGATTTTTTCCTTGGATAAGTCCTGATGCTAGCAAACTCTCAAGATCATGTTTAAGCAAATCTTGATGCATCCATATTCTATCGCTATATGTTGCATTATGAAAAGATGCATTGACAATAGAGTGAGCAGTATCAGCGTTATCTAAAATTGTTGATCCTAAAATGCCTGCCTGTCTTTGAATTTCATCAAGTGTTCTATTTTCAAGAAGATTATCCATATATTTTTCTAATTCATCATGGCCACTTACTAAAGCCAAACCAATATTGGCTTTTAACAACTCAAGTCTGTTGACTTTCATTGTTAAGTTGTAAAGCTTCATTTCATCATTTGCTTGTTGTGAAAAGTTTTTTTCTTCTACATACTGTTTAGCTTTTCTTGAATAAACTTCCATATCCAAATTAGAAGCTCTTTTTTTAGCTTCAGCCATTGTGATACCAGTATCCTTTGCATATTTAGCATAGAAGTTATTGATTTCAGATTGTACTTCATCCATCATTCTTTGATAGATTTCTTTAATCTTCTTATCATATTCTTTTTCATCTTTGATATTCTTCAAGCGTTGTTTTTCTTCTCTTAAACGCCAATATTCGGCACTATTCATCTATTGATTAAACATCCTTTTATCAACAATAGATTCTTTAGAAGCTTCATCTTCTAGCTTGATTTTTTCTTTTTCTTCTTGAACATCTTCAACGATTGAAAGAGAAGATAATTGAGTATCTTTAGAAACAACTCCTTCTAAGTTTTGAGCAATTTGAGTTTCTTCAAGTACATTTGCTGGATAGTTTTGACTGAACTTATAAGTAATGTCAACCCATTTATCTTCGTGAATTGTGTTGATTGGGTTGCTGAAAATAAGTTTATATCTTCTATCCAAAGCACCAGTAAACTTTCTTTCTTTTGTCTTGGCCAAATTAGACATAGAAAGCAACTTATACTTAAGAGCAATTCCTGAACTTGTACCAAAGTTTTCATCGTTGATATTAGGTGTCATAGACATTTGAAAAATCAATCTTTCTAGCCGATTGATAAGGTTTTCCTGTGAGCCATCCGCATTAGGTTTTTCAAGAAATCCTACATCAACCGTATTCGATTCTTCATCAAAATTAATGATCCTGTTATTTCTAATATGAATAATTCCGTCTTTATCAACTTTTGCACCAATGATTTTTAGATAAGCATCAGCAAAATAATCAACATCATTTGCCTTTTCACTTATTGCTTTGTTGTAGGCATTGATCATTGACCACGTACTTTCAAAAGCACTCATTCGTTCAGCGTTTTCAACATATTCAGTAACAGGAACACCATCAAACCCATGAAGCGAACCATCATCAACGAAATGCATACCACTTTTATTGCTAAATTCATAAACATAAGAATCGTTACTCAGATAGCCATGCATTGTTCCGTTTGAATCATAATAATATGTGACAAAGTATCTTGGCTCTGGAACAACAGAATCATCATATACGATAAATCCCTTGGTCGGCTCAATGTACTTAATACCTACTTTTGCTTCTTCATTGATAAAATACATTTCATAACACTTACCATAAATGCTACAGTTTTTTGAAATTTCAGCATTGTTATCATCCTGATGGTTTCTCTTATCCAATTCATTAATGTAAATAGCAACCTCTTCATCCGTTGATGATACTTTAATTGGGATACCAATAAAAAATCCGTTAAACGTATCAACTATGTATTTAGCAAAGTTTACGATTATACGGTTATCTGGTTTGTATTGTGGTTTATCCTGGTACGACATAATTGGATAGACGCCTTCATATCCATCCTTTAATTTCTTATATCTTGATTTATTCAATTGCTGATGTTTAGCGATATATTTATTCAAATGTTTAATGTCCATTGTTTCATCATCAGAAATAGTGAAAATCTCATCTTTTGCAATTACCTCTAATGTCTTCATTAAATACCTCCTTCCAGATCCGTGTTTAATCCTGAACCTTTTAAAATTGTATAGATAAAATATCTGATAGCATCCATTGCATGGTCATTTTGTTTGATTGGAGCATCTTCTCCCCTTTCACTTGCTTTAGGATCCCATGCATAGACAGAAAATTCTTTAATAGTGTTTTTGCATTTGCTAAAAAACTTGATTTTGCATTGATTAAGCATTGTACTGACTAATCGAATACCATTTGAGACATCGTTTTTAGCTTTTTTAACTCTAAACCCTCTCTTTTTCAATTCAGTGATAAAAGAAGCAGCAGAGGGGTCTACGACAATTTGAAATATTTCTCTTCCATTAAGAAATTTAACTAAATCATCAGCATATTCGCTATCGGTTTTTTGGATTTTTCTATCACGTCCTGAATAGTAATACTCATCAATGCAATACCAAATATCATCAGTTCCTTTGTTCCAAAGTAAAAAGACCATGGCGTTTTGAGTACCATAGTCACAACTGACATATCTATAGCTTTTATTGTCAATTAAGCAGTCACAATCATCAACAATATTCTTTTCTTTATTGAACATATCGTAAATGATACCTTCTGCAACAGTCCAAAGTCCCTTGATATATCTATCATAGAAAACTCCGCTCCATTGACTTTTATATCTTTGTTTGATTTTCTCGCTTAAAGAAAGATTGTCATCCATTGTAAAATGCAAATAAATGATGTTCTTTTCTTTTGCTTTATCAATCCAATTGACTTTAAACCAATGAAATGGTCCGTCGGGGTTGCAGTTGAACCACCATTTTGAACCTTCAACAGAACAACGAGCAGTTGCTTGGTTCACGAATGATTCAGGCATCAAAGCCACTTCATCAAAGAAACATCCTGCAAGTGTGATACCTTGAATCAAATCTTGAGAGCTTTCATCTTTACCACCAAAGACATAAAAATAATTGGTTACACCTTTTTTAGTAATTTCAACCATGTTATCAGCTCGATGATCTTTCAGTTTATATCCCCTCGACCAAAGCATCAGTTTTAAAGTATTCAAAACATTACGTCTAAAAGAACCGATTGTTTTACCACACATTCCAAAGTTGCATTCAGTAAAATTAGACATTGCCCATATCACGTAAGAAAGAGACATTGAAACTGTCTTTCCTGATCTAATTGAACCATCCGCAATAATTCCATCTTTATCTTTAACGGGTGAATTATCAGTCCACCAATTTAATACCTTACGTTGCTTTTTACTAAAGGGTTTGAATTTGAATACATCTCTACTCTTATTCATCTTCCCAATCCTCTTTAGCACTGGCGTTTAATGCATCTAAGAAACCATCATCCTCAATTTCTTCTTTCTCATCATCAATAGTAATCTTTTTTGTTTGTGCTTTAATTAAATCAATCTTGGCTTTTTGCTCTTCAGTTGCTAAATTCATGTGCTTAGATAACCAATCAAGTGCCTTCATCCTATCGGATAATTTAATACTTGCACCGTCTTTTCCTTTTTTTACTTCACTTAGAATAGTTCCATCAACATATGCCGATTCTTTAAATTTAACCATATTGACAGTTTGCTTTAGAATTTCATCTTCACCTGTTTTTGGATTTTTAGCAATTACTGGTCCAAAAGCACCCATGACTGGTACTTCTTCTCTACCGTATTCCAAATAATCGTTTATATCAGCAAAGGCGATATCGATATATTTTTGAACTATGTCATGTGGATCAAGAAGAGCATCTTCATAAAGTTCTTTTTTAAGACGATTTATTTCTTCAATTACTGCAGGTTCTTTTGACCAACGAGAAGCCATCACACAAGCACTGTTGTATGGAGTTTTTGGCTTTACTTTTTGATAGGCTTTGACCTTGTTGTGATACTTTAAATAATAAATACAAAAGAGCTGACGTTCTTCATCCAGCTCACTTGATTCTACTATTTCTTCAGCTATTTTTTTGCATTCTTTTTTGGTGTGCACACTTTTATTTTGGTGTGCACCCTTTTTCTTCTTTTTTGACCATTCGTACCGACGGCTCCATGACTTAACTGTGTTGATTGTTGTGTCATACTTTTTAGCAATTTCTTTCTGTTTCATCCCAGCAAGATAATCTTCATAGGCTAACTCGTATTTTTCTTTCAAGCCATATCACCACCTCCAAAAAACGATTTATATGTATAATAAAAGCATTTGAGCTTCTTATTCTAAATAATTACGAAAAAAGCCCTATAGAATAGAGCTTTTAACAAAGATATACCATTTAGAACGAAATGTTGTGTGTGGTTAGAAAAGTTCTTTTTCTTTTCTCTTAAAACCACAATAGCATAATAACATGTAAATTAGGGTTCATACTAGGTCCAAATTGGGTCCAATTAGGGCTCACTTTGGGTTCATTTTGGGTCCAAACTAGGTCCAAATTGGGTCCACTTTTAATAAAAAATTATCATTACTGATAAAAACAATAAATATAAATGGCACATGTATATTTTTCTAATAAAATTGCAATTACTGATGACCTATTTCGACATTATGTGATAAAATAAAAAAGCACATACAAAGATGTGCAATAAAAACTACGGAGGTACTAGCAACATGCTATTTACATCAAGCAAGAATATTAGCTTTGGTGTAAGGAAAGGAGCAAGTATTCATGGAATACCTAGTAATGCTCTTTTTAATCTTAGTTGCAACTAAAATGTTGTTGAACTAATCCCATACTTACTTAAAGCTAGTATTCGAAGTAGAAAAAAAGGAAGAATTGCCGTTCTTCCTTTTTTCTTTTAGCATGCTATTTGAATCCCATACTTACGAAAAGCATTGTAGCCTCCTACCATAATTATTTTGGTTTTAATCTCACTCCTAGCTACATAAATAATATACCACAAATAAAGAAAAATTGAACAACTTTTTTTGATTGTATTAGATTGAATTAGGTCGTATTAAGCTGAATTAGGTCGTTTTTGATACATATAGTAGGGTAAAAAAAGAATGAAACTTTTATTCATTCTTGATACTTTCATAAAAATTGTTATTCAATTTTTCAAGTGATGGGCGGTTCTCCATGTCAAGATATTTGGCCAATTCTAAACAAGCCTTTGGAAACTCCCTTTTGTAAGTTGACTTGCTGATGCAATATGATTCTTCTAATGTGTCAATCATTTCATTGTATCCTCTTGAACACACATACGTTCTAATGATGTTTCTATGCCCTGCATTGAGCAAATATAACAATGGCATAAATCTATCCAGTTCTTGATTAAACAACGCCACACGCTTTGTTAGAAGATCTCTACGTAACATATTAGAAGTAATTTGTTCTCCTTTAGGTTTTGAAAAACCTCCTGGCATTTCATCACTGTATTTTATAGATTGAGGACTTGGGATGTCCTCTATTTCAAAAGTCAAAGAAAACTTTTCTAGATTGATTTTTCTCAGCTCTTTTAGATAATCCTTAACTTCTTTGATTGTTTCTTTTTCTTCTTCTGTAAAATTCATCCCTTATCCTCCTAAATAATTATTAATTTTTATGATCTTGATAAATAGCATAAGCAATTATCCCTGCCAATTCGACAAGGATAGTTGCTGCAACTCCACACCAAAATGGGTTAATGTACATTTTTTATCACCCACTCTTTCATTAATTCAACTCTTTTTTCTTTGTTGCAAAGTCCACATTTTTGATTGCAAATATGATTTTTTATCATTAAGTAATTACAATCTTTTACCTCTTCTTCCCAATCGTTACAAGCTTTATCTAGTGCTCTATTTAACTTATTAAATCTTCTTTTCAACTTCTTGTTTTTTCTCATTAAACGTTTAGCTTTTATTTGAGATTTATGTAACGCTTCAAATAATTCTTGATTAGTCATCATCAACCACCTCGCAATTGTTCAAAATATCTTTGATAACATAATATTTTTGACTTTCCCATGTCACGAATTGGAATAATTGTTGTGTAAAATTATCAAAATACTCACATTTTCCTTTTGCATACCATGAATCGCCTTCACTTATAATATAAGGTTCATTTTCAAATAAATTTAAAAGACCTTTTTTATCTCTACAAATATATTTTGCTCCTTGCTTTTGAACAAATTTAAGCATTTCATAATCTAAACGAGTCATTTTGAATGTTTCTAAAGGTTCTAATTCGTCTAACTCATATCTCCATGTGTAATCATTACCTTCAATCATACATTGTATTACATTCCTTTTACTCATAATATCTATGTTGTTCTCGCATAAATCTCTAGCACGAACATCTACTTCATGTTCACAACTACGAAGTTTACCATTAATAATCATACCTTCATGGTCGAAACTGTATCTAGGACTTTTTAACTTAAATTTTTTCATTTTCAACCCTCCAATCTAGCGCTTGTCCACAATAAAAACAATGATTAATGTTATAGTCTCTTTTTTCATTTGATAAATCAAACCATGCTATACGCTCACAACAATTAGGACAACAATAAAAACCGCTTTCTGGGTATCCCGCATCCGGATTAAATCCTCTTACATAAGGGCGTTTTGGTGTTGCTCTTTCAACCAATTCTCTTAATATGCCGATAGCTTCACTGTGAAAATGCTCTACTGTTTTAGGTTGGTAATACCCATCCGCTAGTCTATCAACTGTTTCATTAGCCACATCCGCTAACGCTTTTTCATATTTATTCATCTAACCACCCCATTTCCTCGGCTTTCTTTTTTACTGCAGTAATAAATTTATCAAAATCAATACATTCATCAGGAAAGAAAAATATTTCAATTTCATTTCTTGGTTTTTGTCTATCATCTCTAAAAGATCGTGATTTATTAAACGAAACATATGTATTTAATAAGTCATTTTCTTCATCATCATACATCATTTCTTCGGAATTAAACTTTAATTCTTGTAATCCAATTTCTTCAAACATTTCTTGTGCTGTCATAATTCCTTAACCTTTCTTAACGATATCTTTCAAATCATTTTTAAAATAACATTCCTTGCAAACTGCATATCCGAAACCGTATTTATCCAAAATAATTCTCGATGTATAAGTAATTCCATAAATGACTTTCTTACCACATTCGCAACAAGCAATTTTCTTGTTCATATCATCCTCGTAATATGTAGCTCCTTCAGGCAATGCATAATCCTCATATTGGCCAGTTTCCAAATCGTACTTTCTAGCAAAAGCATGATCCATTGCAGTATTTAATAAATCAAAAAACTTAGTAGCATCTTCATGCGTCATATTCTTGTAGTTTACATCAATGACAACAACACCATGTTCCTTACATAATTTTGACCATTCTTTACCTGTCATTGATATCACGTCTTCTTACTGGTTTATTACGCATAAAATCATCAAAATCCATATTACAATAGGAACATATTTCTGCTTTCTTTGTTACAAGTCCCATGCCACCATCATTTTTAAAACCATACGCTTGATATGAAATTTTATAATTTGTAACCTCTTTAGTTTTGAAAATTCTCTTGCATCTATCACATTGAACAATTCCTCTGTCTATTCTCATTATTTGCTTCCTCTCTTCTTTTCTTAACAATCATTGAAAGTCTTTTATTCCTTTCTTGAATTCTTTGATTTTGCATTCTCAAACGATAATTCTCATTTTCCAGATACTTAATTTTCTCTTGGAGG